CGAGCCGATCTTCGCGGAGTAACCGGACGAGCCGATCTTCGCGGAGTCACCGGACGAGCCGATCTTCGCGGAGTCACCGGACGAGCCGATCTGCGCGGAGTAACCGGACGAGCCGATCTTCGCGGAGTAACCGGACGAGCCGATCTTCGCGGAGTCACCGGACGAGCCGATCTTCGCGTAGTCACCGGACGAGCCGATCTGCGCGGAGTCACCGGACGAGCCGATCTGCGCGGAGTCACCGGACGAGCCGATCTTCGCGTAGTCACCGGACGAGCCGATCTTCGCGTAGTAACCGGACGAGCCGATCTTCGCGGAGTCACCGGACGAGCCGATCTGCGCGGAGTCACCGGACAGATTCGTTCCATTCGTTTTTTCAAGTGTAAAATCAATGCACGCTTTCAAGAACCCTTTAAGTCCGAGTTTTGCGCCGACGTGAATTTTATTTGTTTCCCGCTTTTCTCCGTCATTCCATACCTGACCCAATGCTTCCACTTCCGCAAATTCAGACAAATTTCCGTTGCCATCCACGAGGTCGTAATGGTTCAGAACCTCCCACGGGTCCTCGCAGAAATGCATAACGCCTTTATGGCAGCATCCCTCACCGTACTCCTCATATGTCGTGTTTTCCTCGTACTGTTTCCCTCCGCAGGAAAAATCTTTCTCGAATCCCTTAAAACCTTTCATTCCCATTGCCTTTTCTCCTTTCATGTGCTATGATGATGTTGTCTTTTTACGGATGCCCTTCGTTTCTCCGGAGGGCATTTTTTACATTCTCAACCACATCTGGAACACTCTGTCTTTCTTCTTTTCCGCCTTTTCGGCTTCTGTTTTCTTTCTCTTCTCCTCCGCGTCAACCGCCAGAAAAGCAAGATACCCGAGAATCATCAGCGAAAAGCACCAGAAGAACCCACCCCAATTGATATTGCTGATGGCCACGAGTGCCGTAACCCACAGAATCACTTCTGCTGCTACAATTTTTTTCTTCAATGCTTCGCCCTCCATTTCTCCAGCTCCACTGTGTCGAACACAAGCGGGCTGTTTTTCTTCATCGGGTTGATTTTCCTCACAACCCCCGCCGGTGCGTATTTCTCGGCGCGTTCGAGCACGGTTTCCCCCAACAGGGGATTCTGCATTTTCAGCAGTTCAGATTTTCTCATATACCGCGCCGGATACGATATCCGACTTTCTTCTTTTTCTTTGATCCGGACTTCTCGTCCAAGAAACATGAAAATCATTTTTTCTGCTTCTGCTTTCGTAATTTCTTCCATCCGGGGAACCTCCTTATTACATTACCAACACGGCCGCCACAACCGTTATCAGCACCACGAAAGTTACCAGCCATGCCGTAAACCAGAATTTTGCTCTTATTCTGGCTTCTCGTATCACGCTGACTGCGAAGCCTTTCCGTAGCATTCCGGTTCGTTGGCTCGCTGTACCATGCCCTCGCTCAGCTCTACTGTTCGGCGCCATTCCATGGCTTTTCGTTGCCCAGTCTTTCATGGCTATTCCTTTGCTTTTCAGCTCATGACGGTGCATCACTATTCCATAGCCCTTCTACTCAACGTTTTTCCTTGCCCTCGCATTTCAATTCTCCGCTGCGCTTTTCCTTAGCATCGCCATCATAGCTATGCCATTGCGGATAGAATTTTGTTGACGAAATATCTCTGCCCTTTCCCCGTTACTTTCGGGGTGCGGCTGATCCGAACATTTCCGTTCGGCTGGGTGATCGTGGACTCTTTGATCTCCATAACCTCGAGATCCATGCTCTTCTGTGTCGGCATATTGTAACTGGCTCCGTCCTTCCGGATCAGATAGCCGTGTTCCCGCATCCACTGGAAGAGCCGCTTCTCGCCGATGTCAACCCCGTTCTGCTTAATCAGCTTTGCAAGGTCGCCGATCAATATGGACGTTTTACTTGCGCTCACTGCGTCCGCGAAAATCTCTTTCGGTCGCATCCGTTCAATCGTCCGGTTCTGCTCCTCAATGGTTTTCTGCGCTTCGAGGATTGCCAGAGCCAGAAGTTCCTTTCCCTGCGGTGCTGTCTGCTGATACCCACCGGTTTTCCGGATCGCCGGGAGAACCTCCGACGTTATCCAGTGCTTGAATCTCTTTGCTTCTTCCATCTTGCTCGAGAGAATCAAGCTATACAGCCCGGATTCGTTAATCAGCGTCACTTCCCGTCGCTGACCTGCCAGAACGATTTGTTCGGTCAGCTTGTCCTCGGCGTCTACGTGGTCCCGAATGGCTTTCTGCTGGTTCTGGTACTTCAAGACCTTTGCGATACTGGAGCCAACGAACCACGGTTCTCCGTTTCGCATCTCGATTCGAATACTCCCGAACTCTGCATTCGTGATAATCATTTCGTTCATGCTTCCACCTTCTTTCTGTGGTCAAGAAAAGCTATTTTGCGTACTGAGCAACGCTTGCGATGCTCAATATGTTTTATATCTTTTTCTTATTCTCTTTCTTATTCTTATTCTAGGGGCGTTACTGTGACGATACACCTCTGTTAGCGTAACGTTATGATAACGTTACTTAGCAAATTGCAATATTCCTAGTTGCATTTTGCTGTTCAATATTTCTCGTTCCAGTGCCGGATGCGTCGGTAAAGTTCATCTGCCGCAGCGACTTTTTCAAGTTCTTCTTTGGTGATCGGCCGCGGCTCTCCGGCTTCCAGTTTTTCGATTTTCTTTTCCAGATCTGCGATTTTTCCGAACAGCTTTGCACTTGCATACTCTTCACTTTCCAGATCGTCCGCCAGATGTGGTAACGAAAGTAATGTTTTCAAGATTCCCATAGTCTTTACACCTTTCGTGTGCTATACTCCATTTGAAAGGAGCTACTAAATTATGCAAATACCAGATTATTCACACCTTGAACTTTCCCTTTATCAAAAATTCATTGTCCGAACCCTGCCAATATTAAAGAGTTCGATTTTTTATCGTAAAAAATCTATATCTCTTCTCTGCCAGTACGAACTGATACATCGTGTACCTCGAATTTTATTCGGTCATTACGTCTATGAGCCAACCGATTTTGGAAAAATGTATTTTCGATACAAAAGGAAAGATCATCTGCGTTTTTTGATCCCTACCACCATTTCAATAATTGCATTGCTTGAAGCATATGATGTGCTAACCATTCCATTTCTTCGCGACACATTACAAGCAATAGGCACACTACTGAAAAGTACATTGGGAAGTCTGGGTGTTTTTCACTGAACGTTTTTCGCGGTGTGAAAAGCCACCAGTTAATAAATCTTTTTAAGAGTTTCATGTTCCCTCCTTATGTTTTCTGTAACCGGGCTTTGTCCGCTTCTTCTCTATCGCGAAGTGCCGAAAGATAGATGATGACCATGTTCTTACTGTCTTCTGGCAGTGACATGAAAATATCTGCAAATTTCTTGCAATCTTCTTTATCTTTTTCTGCTACCATGTACTCACCTCCTTTGTACTTTGTACATTCTCAATATAGCACCATGTACATACTTTGTCAACATGTTTTTTCGTACTTTGTACGATTTTTTCTATTGATATTTTGCTCATTCTGGTGTAAACTATCATTAGACAGGAGGTGAAAATGTTGCATGAAAGATTGAAAATGCTGCGTAAAGCCTTAAACATAGGTAGCCAGCAAAAATTCGCAAACGATCTTGGGATATCGTTTTCGAACGTCTCAAGTTATGAGATGGGAAGGCGAACCCCTTCTGATGCCGTCATTAAATTAATTTGTGAGAAATATAATGTGCGGGAAGAATGGCTCCGAGATGGAGAAGGTGAAATGTTTCGTGATGTTGATGTAGACTTCGGAACTATATGTGCTGAAATCGGAATTGAAGACTTGAAAGCCAAAGAAGCAATTATGAAATATTATCATCTGTCAAAAGAAGACAAGGAACTTTTTTGGAAGTTCATGGATCGTTTTTCGAAATAAAAGAAGCAGGGGTCAGTTCCCCTGCTTCTTATTTTCCGCGTATAATCTTTTTACAAAGCCATAAATCATATCAATGTACGCTGGATTGTAAATTTCGTCTACCATTCGTTTTATTTCTTTCTTTTTGTCTTCCGGTTGTTCATCTCTCATGATTATGTACCTCCCTGACAGTCTCAATCAAAATAGTGATACCACGATTATAGAACATACGTTCAAGAATATCAACCGTGCGCCACGTATCTGCCTATTTCGATATACAGAATCGCTAATTTTTCAACTTTTTTCTCCCCTCCTTATTGACAGTTTTTAAAAATATGATAAAATTTTCCGTATAACATCTTTATATTTATATTACACCGGATACCGCACAAGATGTTGACGTAATTTCATGTGTGCTTGCTCTTTTGCTTGATAATTTTCGTCAGAATCTTGATACAAAGGGGGAATTTAAGGTGACTACAAAGAAAGAGATGTTAGACACATTTGCGGAAAATCTGGAAAAAGAGCGCATAAAACTCGGGTATACTCAATGTGACTTCGCGCAAAAGCTGGGAATTTCGGCATCTTCTTACCGGAACATCATTTCCCGCCGCGTGGACACGTTCAGCATCATGCTTGCGCCGAAACTCTATGAGCTGACAGGAAGATTCTTATACGAGATGTTCGGGCAACGCAGTATCGAGATTGAAGTGCTGAATAAATTCCGCAAATTAACAGATCGGCAGAAAGCCTACATAAACGCCAAAATAGAATTCGAGCTTGAGATGAAAGTCAAAGAAGAAGATCCAGCGAACATGTTGGATGTCCTACTTCTGACAGGAAACATGGAAGATGGGATGATTCTGGATTCAGCGCATGAAGAGCATGTGTATTGCCCGGAATATATCGAGAAATACGGAGAGCGGATGCACTGTGGCATCCGGATAACATCGCACCACTTACATCCCGTATATATCAAGGGTGATATCATCGGAATCTCGAAGCGGCCGCCCAGGGACGGTGATACGTGCATCCTGGTCAATAAAAAGAACGGGCGGGCGTACATCCGTAAATTTATCCAGTCGGAACCGTGCAGAATGGAGCCGATAAACGGGTATGGGGATATCATAACCATAGATCCCAACAACCCGGACGAGATGAGAAAATGGGTTATGTTTGGCGTGGTTATCACGGTTCTGCGCAGATAGGGGGAGTCAATATGGCAGAGACAAAATATTGCAAGCATTGCGGACAGGTTATTGACGCGGATTGTGTCGTTTGTCCGAAGTGTGGAAAGCAGGTTGAGGATCTTAAAACAGATCAGAAGAACGTTATTATTAATAACAACAACAGTAGCAGCGCATCCTCTTCTGCTTCTTCATCAGCAGCTGCGGCGGCGAGTGCAAGCCAAGGAGTATACGTCACAGGAAAGCCAAAAAATAAATGGGTTGCTTTCTTCTTGTGTCTTTTTACTTTATGCGGACACAAATTTTACGAAGGAAAATTCGGAATGGGTATCCTGTACCTCTGTACTATGGGTCTTTTCGGAATAGGCTGGATTATCGACCTGTTTGCGATTCTCGGAAAACCGAATCCGTATTATGTATAGATAATAAAAAATGGCCTAACAGACTGTGGCGCAATCTGTTAGGCCTTTCATAAGAGGTTACTCCCCGGAAGGAATAATCTAATGAACATGATTATGTTATCACACTTCCGGCGGCTTCGCAAGTGGAACGGGAAAATTTTCGATTTTTTTCGACTATTTTTTCCCGTCTGTTTGCGGCCGCTTTTTTGCACCCATTTTGCGCCGTCTCTGTGGCTTTTCCAGCCACTAAACGAAAGGAGCCTATAGATGGCAAAGGCGAAATATACAAAGCAAAAGAACGGGTATTTTCAAGCCCGTGTGTGGGATGGAAGTTATGTTGATGGAAAAAAGCACTACATCACGATCCGATCGAAGAAAAGCAGTAAGGATCTGGAAACAAAGGTGGCAGCCTACAACGACAAGATTAAGAACCTCGAAACCGTCCGAGACAAGAACATCCTGTTCCTGGACTACGCCGGGCGGTGGCTGACAGTCTACAAAGCCGAAGCGACGAACAACACGAAGCGGATGTACCGGAACATCATCGAAAAGCATCTGCGGCAGATGGACGGCGTGCGGCTCTGCGATGTCCTGCCGATCCACTACCAGACAGTCCTTAACGACGCGGCCGGAAAGAAACGCATCCAGCAGCAATTACAGATCACGTTCTCTCAGATCATGAAGGCCGCGGTACATGACCGTTTATATCCTGCCAACCTGTTCGAGGATCTAAAGGACGTGATGAAGCCGATTGACTACAAAGCAGATGAAAAGCGGCCGCTGACCGCAAACGAGAAAAAGGCGATGCAAGATGCTGAGTTATCCCCATCTGATCGAATTTTTGTGGATATCCTGTACTGTACCGGATTAAGATGTGGAGAAGTTCTCGCCCTTACTCGGTTCGATATTGATTTTTCCGAAAAGATCATCAACGTGAACAAGGCCGTTGAATTTGATGATGCAGGAAAGCCGAGCATCAAAGAACCGAAATCGAAGAACGGATTCCGGCAGGTTCCAATTCCGCCGCAGCTCTATACGTCGCTGGAAAGCTACGTGCGGTTCTGCATCAAGGGAACACTTCTGTTTTCCATGCAGGGCGGCAAAATGGTGTCTAAATCCTCTTACCGCCGGAAGTGGGAAAGAATCATAAAGGAAATGAATAGAGTCGCTGAAAAGCCCGTCTGCGGACTCACAGCCCATATTTTCCGCCACAACTATTGTACATCGCTTTGCTACCAGATCCCGCGTATCTCGATCAAGAATATTGCGTCTCTCCTGGGGGATGACGAAGCAATGGTTTTGAGGATTTACAATCACATTATGCTGGAAAAAGAGGATACCGCCGGAGCGGTGGAAGCTGCTCTTTCCATGTGACACAAAAATGACACATTTACATTCCTCTACATTCCTCTACAATACCTTACTTTGATTTTCCGATAATTTCATTCCGACAACGTAAAAAGGCTGAAAACCCTAATAAAATCAAGGGTTTCCAGCCTTTTCAATTAGTGAAGCATCGGGGATTCGAACCCCGGACAACTTGATTAAAAGTCAAGTATCCATACCTCTTATTCTGCCCGCAAATACGCCATTTTCCAACGATCCCATGACACGAAAATGACACATTCAGATCTTAGCACATTGTGTCCATCATGTCAAACAAAAAACCGCGCCATTTTTTGACACGGTTTTATTTTCTTTCAGAAGAAACTATTATTTATTTCGTTTTTCTTCTGCCAGATGCTGATCATAATCTGTTGGTAATACACGCCATCCTTTATAAGTTAAACATGGACGATTTTCTCCTTTGATTTTTCCCAGCATTGACCTTTTAACTCTGCTTAGCCCAGCAATCGTATTAAAAAATTCTTTAGAATCTGGTTCTACTCCAAATTTATCACAATTTTCTCTAAGCCAAAAAGTCAAAGAATGAATATGGAAATGTTCTCCTTCCGGGCTTATTAGATGCCAATCTATCGCAGCTCTATTCGTTTCAAATCTTCCGGATTTTGGGCTTTTCTTTGCTGCTTCTGTTGCTTTTCTTTGTATCTCCGCATTTCGAGGATTCTTACGTCTTGCATCCGACATTTTTTGTTTAACATCCTCGGAGCGTTTCGCTCCTTTGTGTGTCTGGCTTAAATGTATCAGCCTGCACTCCCTTGAGCATGTCACAACATTACGAGATGGGGTGCAATAAAATTCCCTTCCACAAATAATACACTTCTTAACATTTTTGCTCATTATAATACTACCTTCTCAAATCATCTTCAATCAAATCATTTAAATACTGATTAACGCTTTTCCCCTTTTTCACAGCCCTGCTTTTAATAATTTCTTTATTTCCTGCCGGAATCAACAAATTTATACGATCATATTTTTTCCTAATAAAGTCATTCACATATTCAGTTTGATTAAATTCTTTATTCATATTTTCCCCTTTCATCAGACATATCTCTGCCAATTATCATCTTTATTTTTTCTTTGAATTTTACAAATTGTATCGTATCCATACCATTTTCCATTAAACCAACACTGTCCAAAATCACCCCAATTAAAATAAATGCTTACATAAAGATCATTTATTTTATCTTCATTCGAAAAATCATTTTCGGAAAGAAATTCTTTCCTTATTCTTACCATATCATCAGAACCATCAACAGTCAAAAATCTAATCTCCCAAAAATCTTTTAACTCCAAAATAATGTATCCATCTCGACAATCAACATCCAGTTTTCCTTCAAAACTTCTGTAAACTTCTTTGGACATGCTTTTTCCTCCCATTAGTGCATCAGCGAATCCGCAAGTGCTGTTGCATCTCTACAAATTCTTCCGTTATTGTTCTCGTACACAGGCAGATCATCGACAAAAATCCTCAAAATATTTTTTCTTTTGTTGTATCTTCCAATTTTCTTTTTTCCGGTGTATCTCGTCCACCCATCAAGATCCTCGTAATAATCTGTCATATCATATTTTACGTCATTAAAATCGACATCTTTTCCAAACATTTTTTTGTACCCTTCGTTGGCCATTGAAAGAAATTTATTTGCAAGTTCGACTGTAAACACTTTTCCATATCCTTTTTTTACAGCTACTGCCCAACTTGCTTTACATTCTCTTCCGCTTTCATCCCATTCATTAAAGTATGCAGTGAAATATTCATTTTCATTTAAATTCTTTGCTTCCGAACTATTCATTATTACCACTTTTTCTTCCATTTTTGCTACCACCTTTCTGATTTGTTTATTTCCTTTCTGTGATTATATATTAGCACATTATACGTATAATGTCAATACATTTTACGTAATATATTTATTTTAATTTTACCTTAAAAAATGGCAATAAAAAAAGGCGTAGGGAAAATCCCCACGCCTCTTGATATCTTTTATATTTTTTTACTGCCGATTGCACCATTCCTGCAGAGCGCGTACCATCGCTGACGGGTAGCTGATCACGCCGTCTACCGGTGTGCCGAGTTTTTTCTGGAGCGCTCGGATGGTCTGCGGCCCGATGTAGCCGTCTGCGGTCACTCCTGCCCATCTCTGCATGGCCCTGATCAGATCGGATCCGCCGGACAGTTTGCCAGACCATTCGGCCGCCGCGATGCCAGCACAGTATTTTTTGTTGCTCGTCGGCTGATCGCTGATCACGCCGTCTACTCCAGTCTTAAAAATCTCCTGCAAGCGTTTGGTCAGCTCATGACCCCATATGCCATCGACTGCGATCGTTTTTGAGTAAGTGCAAAACTTGGCGTTACAGTTGATCCAGCCAGCGCCGGATAACAGCCGTCCCCAGCTTGTATTTTGGATCTCTGTTACCGTATAGCTTCCCTGATCCGTGATCATGCCAACGATACGGCTGTCTGCGTTCGGCTGCTCTCTAATATTAAGGTCGGTATTGACCTTGTAAATACCAGGCTCATACTTTCCGCTTTCTGGCTGTTCGACCGATGCCGCGTCACTGATCAGGCTCTTAAACCGCTCCCAATCCCCTCTCTCGATGATCTGGCTCGGGCAGTGCTTGCTACAGATATCGTAGTGGCTGTATACGCGACTTGCCGGAATACCAGTCTCCCGCATGATCTCTTTGACGACCGCTACCGTGTTCTGAAACGCTTTTTCGTAATTATATCCCGCCTGCACGCACATCTCAACGCCGATGCTGCTACGGTTGCCGTAGCGTCCAAACAGGTTATTACCGCCGTAATTAACCCCGACGTGCCAACACCCACGGCTGTGCGGTGCCGCCTGATAGGCGGTGTCACCATCATCCACGTAATAATGGGCGGACATATTCTGAAAATTGCCGTTATACTGCGCTCGTGCGTGTGCCAGCGCGTCTGCTCCGGCGGCGAAGTTATCCGTGTTGTGGACTACGATACATTTAGGATCGTTCTCACTGTAAGTATTCGTGTTACTGATTAATGATCTGTCAATTCTCATTTGTCGATGCTCCTTTTCCCAAAATTTGGATTCTTAGGAACATTGTACTCTTTTTCTCACGGCTCTTTGTAGGCTTGTTAGACTACGTATCGGTGATGGCTGTATCTTACGTTTTCCTGCGTTACTTTTGCGTAGATCATCGTGGTACTGATCCGCGTATGACCGAGGAGTTTCTGCAGATCCGTCACGTCCATGCCGTGGTCTATCGCATTTGTAGCTGTGGTGTGCCGGATCAGATGAGGAAATAGCGGTCTCCCGATGCCGGATCGCACGCCGATGTTGTGGATGACCTGCTCTATAGCTTGCTTTTGCAGAGCATGGTAAGGCTTACGTATTGTACAGAAAACGGCATCTGTATCGTCTTTTCTGGTATCCCAATACTTCTGCAGAGTGTATTCTGCGCGGGCGTTAAGATAAGAAACTCGGTGTTTGCGGCCTTTTCCGAACAATCTGACTTCTTTCGTGGAGAAATCAATATCTTCTTTTTTGAGGATCGCCATTTCCGAAACACGGCATCCGGTACTGTAGAAAAGCTCGATCATTGCTCTTTCTCGAAGATCAACGCACGCATCCCGTACCATTTCCATCTCGATGCCATCAAGTGGCTCTCGCGGCTTCTCCTCGTACTTAATGGCGTGGATTTTCGCACATGGGTTCTCCGGAATGTAATATTCCCGACAACACCAGTCAAGAAACGTATTGATAACGATGCGCTTAGTGTCAATGGTATGATCCGAGTTCTTCCCAACCAGCCCGTACAAATATAAGCGGATATCGTTTGCCGTGATTTTCTCAACTGGCTTGCCTACGGCGTACAAAAACTGTTCCAGATAACATTTGTAAGTTATAAGCGACTGCGGACTCATGCCCTCAACCTTTTTCGATACCATGTAGACCTTATAGCACGCTGGTAAGAGATCATCCGGAACCGCTACATCCCTGCACTTCTTTTCAATGTTGTAATCTTCCGAAAAGATCTCCAATTCGTTAAGCACAACTTTCATCTGCTCCGGTGTGAGCTTGCCGTTCAACTTTGTAATAAACTCGGTCGCAAAATCTGCCATAAAAAAACCTCCTTTTGTGGTTCACAAAGGGAGGGTATTGTGATATAATAATACACGTACCCTTTGTGGTGCAGTTTGGAACCGGGTGTGTCTTTGGTCGGATAGCCCGGTTCCTTTTTTTTAGTTGTGCTTACATTATACCACGTTGTTTGAAAATAGGAAGTCTTTTTTCAAAAAAGCAAGATTTAAGCAAGATTTTTAATAAATTAAATCCGCAATTTATTCTCCTATAAAAAGTAAACGAGTGATACAAAATAATGCAAAACTTGGTCAGTTACATATGATATTTTTTGATATCTCGCCTTTAGCGGATCAATAATACAGTGTGTCACAAAAACAACTCCAAGCTGCCAAGTTAATCCAAAGGCAAGATAAAATGGTAAACAATACAACGCACAATGTACGAACAAATGATACCAATTACTTCCTTTGGTCTTTGCAATAAAATCATTTTGTAAAACATAATCACCAACCAAGTGACAAAATACTAATAAAATTACCTTATTCATATATTCCATCCTTTACTTCAACAGGGCAGTTATGTGCGTTATAATAATCAACAATCTTATTCTTTTTCATGTCAATTTTTACATAAGCACTTGCATGTGGAAATCCATTGTCGATCCCTTTTACATACATATAATTATCAACAAGTTTAGTTCCTACAATCTGAAGATTATTTTCTGCGAACCATTTTCCAACAGTTAATTCTGCACAGTCTTTTAAAGTATCGTGATAATTATAATCTTCATACATACAAATCATATTATTACCTCCTAATATTCTCTAAATGAAAGAGTGATTTCAACGCTTTCCAATATCTGTCAATGGAATTCTCTTAACAATATTCTCTGCAATATAGTCCTCGAAAACGTAATCTGTAATTGGCTTCAGCAAATCACACATATCTACATTACACTCAGATCTATATTTACTACAAAACCAATCGCTACCACATTCCATTCTTGATAAAGGACATTCACTTGCACATCTTGGCATCTCATCTACAATAATTTTCATAATTTCCTTCCACATACAGGACAGTACTTAATTTCCATAATATTGCCAGTGTAATAATCATCATCACACTCGTGCCAAAAGTTATAATTATTGTTATTTTCATCATATGTAATACAATCACATACTTCACGGCAATATTGGCATATTATATTTCATGCCATTTATAATTACACTGGCAATTTTCTTAGCACCGTTGCTGTTCGGATGAACACCGTCTTGTAAAAATGCAGTGACATTTTCTGTATTTATTCCCGCCTTATTAAAAACGTCTATACATGGAATCTTGCACCTTTTAGTGAAGCAAAATAATTTTTCTAAATTCTTGAATGATATATCTTGCTATTGCTTTTGTTCCATTTGTCTCATTAGGATGTACCGAATCCTTAATATAAGTTCCCCTGTTATACGGCGTAATTCCACAATTAGCATACAAATCAATACACATGGTACTCATGTATCTTGACTGCTTAATAATTTCATTGGCGATATCAAAGGTATCCTGACCAAAAGTTCTGTCCTGATTCAGCTCGTTCTGTCCCTGTGTTTGACCTCTTCCGCCTAACGGTGTGCATAATATAATCAAAGCATTAGGACATCTTTTTCTCAACTTCATAATAGTCGAAAGAATACCCCCAGTCAATTTACTCACATCATAATCACCACCAGTATACAGCGAGCTGTTTATCCAATCTTTATCCGTAGTATTATCGGCGCTCATTTGGTTTGAGCCGGTTCCAATGTTGATGTCATTCGTCCCGCCCATAACAAAAACAATATCACTATCTTTCGGAACAGTTCGCACAATCCTAAGCCACGAACAAAAATCGCAATATTCCCCATCTGCTCCTGCGGTTGCTTTTAACGGAAGAGATGCACCGCTTGTTTGACTCGGATAAGTATATTTTCTTGAATCTGTCCACTTAAATCCAGTTCCACCAATTCCAACAGACAAAACATTTTTTAATCCAAAATATTTTTTTACAATTTCTTGCCACGACCCAGAATGGAAATCATTTCCAAGCGCAGTAATACTGTCTCCATAAAAAACAATTTTTTTATCAGAAAAATCTGGCTTTATAAAATTGATTTCATTTTCAAGGTCTGCGTTTGATAAAGCATTATAAAATATTGGCGAAACAGTTTCATTTATGGTAACTCCACTTTTTACAAAAAGTCTGATTAAAACTCCTGTTGAATCCAAAGGTAAAACAAAGCTATCGATACCGTTTGTTTCAAATAATAAATTGTTTTTATCATTTACCCAATTATAAACTCTAAAATATACATTTTCTGAGTTCATTATAACTTTGTAAGGTTTGCCAAGTTGCAAATATTCTGGAATCATATTTTTAGAATTTATCAAATTCACATAAGATTCATTTGTCGATGTACCAGTTATAGTACATGACAAATTACTATCCCATATGAATTTAATTGCGTTCATTGTTGTATTATATTTCTCTACACGAGATATTATATTATAAGAGTTGTAACTATCCATATCTTCCTTGAGTGAACCAATGCTGTCCCCTACAACTTTCGCATCTGCTGCTTTTCCGGATTCCTGCAGGGTATCATCTATTGGGATTATTTTTTCTTCTGTTGCCTGGATCTGCTTGCGGACGGCATCGCCAGCTGTGCTGTATTTTGTTCCGTCTGCTCCGACGCGGATGTCCTGCAGCTCTGCGTCTCCAGTGGTTGATCCGTTGGGCAGTTGGGTGAAAGTGTCGATTCGGGATGCGTTCGCTTTTGAGAGTTTTGCAACCTCATTAACTGCGTCAACTAAGCTTTTTGCGGAAGTAGTCAGTGATTCGACTGTTTTATTTTTAAGTCCAGAAGAAACAAAATTCCACAAATTTCCGAAACTGAATTTTTTTGTTTTTCCGTTTGATTCACTCAAAATCGAAATGTCGTTGTCTTCGAGTTCTGATTTTTCTGAATATTTTTTAAATTCCGGCATACTTATTCCTCCGCTTCATACCTTTTTAATTTTTTTTTGAGTTCTGATACTTCTTTGCTTAACTCCTGTATAGCTTTATAAGCCACTCCAATAGCATTATACATATCAATATTACTCTTATCGTGGTCTAATATATCGCCCGTCAAATCGTAACCGTCACCAATCACAAAACCGATGTGTCTTCCATCGTTATCTTTTGCGTGATGTTTTAACTTGTACCGGTATACAGTCGTGGCATTAATTTTTTCAAGAGCACCGTCTTCGTAGGCATGGATGTCTTCTTTCCATTCTGCCTTGGATCCAGTGACCCAAGACATCGCTTTGCAAGTTCCGTCTTCTGTGACAACAAAATTATAGTTATCTTTATTAAACGCTCCACGACCGTTCCAACCGCCCCATACAACCCACGGGCCTGTAGCTCCAATGCCGTTTTTCTGCGTTTCGCTAGTCTCCCAATATTCGGCTGGTTCGTCATATACTGTCGTTTGCTTAATTTGGAAGCCACCAATTGTGAGAAAAACATCCTTTTCTCCATTAATATTTCCACTTGATTCATAACGGAAAAATTCACCGAGTTGTACAGATTCAGCCTTTTCAATGGAAAAGCCCTTATTTGTCCAGGATCCTATCAGCTCATCATTTTCATCGTAAACATGGAATTCTCCATTTCCGTTGCTTTTTCCGCCAACTTTTAAAATACCACCCATTGCAAATGAAAAGTTGATATAGAGCTTGCGATTGCGTAGATAAATGCCTTGCTCTTCTCCACTATTGGTTAAACGATTAAAAATCTCTTCCTGGTCGAGAGCTTTGTTAAGCTCATCAACTGCGCTATCGTCGGTATATTTATTTTTCTTTTCCCAATCATCCGCAGAAAATTCTCCGTCCTGTCGATCTCTTACACAAGTCATAATATCTGCATCCGCGCCGCCAAACCACAAATCACCTACGTTGTACGGAGGAACCGGCGTGTTTACGAAAATTTGAGCCTTACCGTCGATAAAATCAAATAAATCATCCGGAACCTTTGATTTTACCCAGTTTCCGCTGACGTAAATAAACTCATCACCAGTGCTCGGAACCTTCCACAGATCTCCCTCATGACTAGATTTTTCTTTTTCCCAAACGGTCAGAAAAGGATTTCCATTCCCGTCTAAGATGTTTTCTCCGTCAGAATCCAGCAAATAGGTTTCTTCCGTGGCCGTCCATTCGATCGAAGGGTCGTTTTCCTGGTACCAGGACTCCGCTTTTTTATCAAGAGAATTTTCGATATCTTTGATATTTTCCGCATATTTGCCGTCGATAAAATCATCGAGATTCTTTTTTGAAAGTCTCGAGATGAAGGTATCAATATCTTCTCCTTTGATGCTGACCGCAGAAGCCGAAATCCTCACTTCTCCAGTTTCTGCGTTGACATACAGCGTTTCTCTGCCAGACTCGTCTTGAATAACAAGCTCGCCGCCTACACCCCAGTCAAAATTGATGCCTATCGTCGTCATGATTTTGGAGATAAGTGTTCCATCGACTGTAAGTCCAGCATTCCAAGTCTTTCCGCCATCGCTAGACACTGCAACCGCTTCTGCTGTCATCTTCCATACGATTTGTGATTCCTTTAATGTATGCTTGTCGTGAAGATAATAGATATTGCTTCCATCTGACTGTTCTTCCGTAGTCATATACACTCCAGAGGAATTATCCAAACGTTCGCTTAAGCTATTCATCTGTTTTTCAAATTCTGTGTAGTGCCGTTGCGTTATGCGCTTCATCTTCTGATAGATTTCTGCCGCTTTTCCTCCATAAGAAGAAGCTGTTCTTTCCGGTGTATCCAAGTCGCACTTTAAATTGGTGAAACCAAGATAGTTAAATTCAACAGATGTTAATACGGTTGGGAAAACGGATCCATTATTTTTCCTAACAAAACAGGTGTCCATGACCTCCGCCATGGGATACGCAATGTGACTTCCGCTAAAAGAATACAGCTTCAACCCGATAACATTGTTCGCGATGAGCTGCAGTCCGTCAGATTCTTTTCCAACTATTAACGGATTATCAACCGAAAAGCAATACTGAGTATCTCCAATGATAAGCTCAGAATCTTTCCCATCCTCTGTCTCAACTGTGGTCCGTACACCTGTTATTTTAATCGGATCTGTAGAAACTTCCGGCGTGCTCTTAAAATCCTCAAAGACCTGGAACCCATCTGTGTTATAGCTTCCGTCCGCTTTTTTTATGTCGTTCATGTTGTAACTTTTGATAACAACACGTTCGTTTTCGTCACACAGCGCGTTTCCACCGGCGATCATTGCTATGTTGGCCAGAACAGACCTACAATTTACATTCTTCGGGGCTTCTTCTACCACAAAATCCTGATTAGGAAACGACGTGTTTCCGATAATAAGGTTGCACTGACGGCAAACATCCTGATAGATTCGAAATAATGTAGCCGGGTAAGTTACTACCGGAATATATGACACGCTCGTTTTCGAAATTGCATCGGCTGCCGTGAATTCAAGTGTACTTCCGGGAGCAACCGGCTCTGTGACATAAAACGTTCCCTCTTTTATTTTTTCTGTGGTTCCGTCAGCCAAAATAACGCCACTTTTTAACGTTATTTTGGCTGCGAGAAAGTCTTTTTTATCAAAACTGCCGTCGCTATTATCAATGGTAAGTTTAATTGTTTTCGAAATCGCCGCGCCAAGAGGGAAAGAATTATTCCCGGCCGTCTGTGTGATAGAGTTACCTGTCACGCGAAAGTTTTTTTCTGGACTAAGCGTAAGCGTAGAGCCATCCGAAAGCGTAACATCTGCATACGGATAGATTATTGCCCCATTTTTCACTTGTTCCCTAAACGCCGTACTTACATTTTTCATACAGGATTAACCCCCGTTGCTTGAAAACTTAATTCTGAGCATTTTTCCTCGCCATCTACAAGCGAATAAAAGGCTGTTTCGATATTTGCGGTGTAAAAAGGTGATGTTTCCCATTTTCCAGAATATACATTGAAATGGAAAAAATCATACTGTTTTTTTCCCTTAATTTCCTGCAAAATTTTCGCGGCATTTGCTGCGGATATATCGCTCCATTTGAGCTTGTACGCTTCAACCGTAAAGAGCGGTGTATTCATCATAACGCCGCTCATAATACGACCAGAGTCATCCGATGAAGTGGTCGCATAAGAAAGAGAATATCCATCTTCGTCCACTTCCGGAGCTTCAAAAGAGCCAAATTTCAAGTGTTTTTGCGTCATAATAGCCCCTTTCCTTAAAATTCGAATTGGTTTTGACCAGTCTGCATCTGTCTCAACTTTCCTTCTGAAATCGTCTCGTCGAAAATAATCTTTCTATCAAGCTGAGCTACAAATCTATAAGTAGATGCTTTTCCGCCAGACTCTTCCCGGACAATCTTACGGATAAGCCCCTCTGGTGCTTCGATATTATTTCCGCTTTTCTGATCTCCGAGCATTGCCAGAAACTCCTGGTTTGGTGGGATGACCGCACCGGATGCCAGATGTGGGATTCTTCCGATAGTTGGAATATTTACATGCGGAATTCTATTCACGCCGCGGATCAGATTATTGATTGCTCCGATTGCCTGATTAACCATGCTGATGATCCCATTAATCGGAGCACGCACAACATCACCAATTCCGCTCATGATACTCGAAAAGATATTTTTGACGCTCTGCCAAGCATTCCGCCAGTCACCAGTAAACGCGTATTTAATAAAATTCATAATCCCAATAAATACGTTTTTCATAGTTTTGAATATTGACTTAATCAAATCGCAAAGCACCTGCGGAGCAATGCCAGCTACGCCAAAATATTTTACCCAGTCAACAGAGAATAATTTTTTCACCAGTGACATAAATGGAGTTAAAATATAGTCTCCAATCCATTCAATTACAGCGCCGCATGTATCCGCAAATCCCTGTGCTATTTGTCCTGCACCGGAAAAAGCTTTTTTCCAGTCGCCCGTAAACACACCAACAAGGAAATCGATCAAACCGCCGAGCATATCCAGAATTCCGTTCGCCATTTCTACCGCAGCGCCCAATAAATCAATAGCCGCGTCGCCTAGCCATTGTACAACAGGAGCCAATAACGGAATTACATTTTGAAGAATCCAATTAATAAGGGGAACAAGAACGTTATTCCAAATTTGCTGTAGCGCATCAATGATTTTTGCGCACACATCAAGGAATTTATCGACAAAATCTGTAAGAGGTCCATTAATCAAATCTTCGAGCCGCGTTCCCCATTCATCGATGATAGGCACTACATAACTATTGTAAAGATCAAGCAATGTTGCCAAAATAGACGCACAGCCTGATTCGATATCATCAATAAATGGCTTAACGATCTCATCATAAAATGCAATGATTTTGTCGGATGTATCGTTTAAAAAGTCCTCGATAACCTGCGCGAGTTGCTGAATAGGTGCGATTGTTTCGTTAATCGCTTCAACTAATTTATCTTTGTTATCGATCCATGGCTGCCAGGCAAGATACATTTTATCGCGCTCGTATCGTGCAAAAATTTCTACAGCCAAGCCGCCTAAAGATGCAAAAATTCCGATAAGATTTCCTGTCAAATCCTGCGCTGTTTGTGTGCCAAACGTTTTTGCAAATACTTCGGCTATCGTTTTTGCGATAAGTCCGAATTCATCTGCAATTTCTGCTCCGACGTTGAAAACGTCAACCAAAAATTTCTTGATTCTATCTTTATTTCTGCTCAGATAGCTTTCAAAACCGCCTACAAGATTAACAGCCAGTGTAAGGCCTACGCTTGCTATTGATCCGGCCACGACCCCGAGATTATAGATTACAGATTCTGCAAAGCGTTTCGCAGCTCCTACTACTTCCGGGTCCGTGAAGATCTCAGCAAGATTCCTTTTGATGGATGCCAGATCCTTTTTCAGTTCTGCAAGCTGCGGTTTGTAATCTCCAAGGCCATCCCAGAAGCCGGACATAAACAGGTCTTTAATCTTTTTCAGTAAATCAAAAACTTTCTGCAGATTATCCAGAAAAGCGTTAGGGATCTGCTCTTCCGTGAACATCGGTGCACTGCCTGTTCCTCCTCCACCGCCGCCAGCTCCCGGGGATTTGCCGCCACCGCCGCTGCCGGAACCGCTGTCGCTTTTCGAATCCATCTTGTTCAGATCATCGAGAGGGGAAAGGTATTTTTCCGTTGCTTCTGCGGCCGCATCTGCCGCATCTGCCGCGTCGTTGGTTGCGTCCGCTACATCTTCCGCACTCGATGCCGTATCGCTTAGAGATGCCGCGTAATCCTTCTGAACAGCTAATGCTCGAGTATATGTTTTCTTACCAGACAGCATCGAAAAGAACATGCTTACGTAAGTTGCCGCGGTGCTAAGCATGTCGATGAATTTTGACAGAATCGGTGCAATCGCTGTAAGAATCGGCGCAAATGCTGTCGCAAGACTGTTTTTGAGCCGTTCCAAGCTGCCCCACAACATAGAGATAGCCGAGTTGGTTGAGCCGGATTCCTGCGCCAAATTTGACATTCCAGCCACAACCGCGCTTCTCAGCTTATTGAAAAGAACGAATAATGAGCGGATGCCTAGACCGTATTTTAGCAACGTCATAATTCCGTTTTTGGCATTTCCTGCAGCACTTCCGGTCTCTTTCAGAGAATTTGCGGCTTTCTTTCCACTGTCAGCAATTTTTTCGTTGGATTTTGCCAACTTTGACGCGTTGTCTGATGCGTTTTTAGTCGCTGAATTATTCGCCGAGTTTGAATAGCTGTCAATGCTGTCTTTTACGTCATCATAAGAGGTTTTTAACCGGTCATTGATACTGGCCAGCTTTTCTTCTTGCTGCGCCAACTTTTCCATTGCTGCAGTTGCTTCTTTTACTGGCTCGGTTTTGATTACATCAGTACCAAATTTTTCCTTTTCGCGCATTTTCGCTTCTACTGCACTATATTTTTCATACAGAAGATCGAGATTTTCTAAGGTGCTTTTAATTTCTTCATCATTAATTCCACCAGTATTTGACGCACGCAATTCGTCCCATTTTGCTTTTGTCACATCAATTTCTTGACTTAATGACTCAAGCTCAGATTCAAGTTCTTTGTATTTGTAAGTCGGAGTTTCACCGCCCAACGCCGAAGAAAACGCTTCTCCGTTTCGCTCCAATTCTTGTAATTCTTTGTTTGCATCATCAATTGTTTTTGCGAGCTGGTCAATATCATACTGATAGCTCTTATACTTTTTGCTGTCCTCGCTTCCGCCAAGTGCCACAAATTTTTCCTGCGCATAGATGAGTTTGTCCATCTGCGTCTTAGCAGACTCTATCTGCGCCTGGATCTCTTTGTATTCGTCGGTCGGTATCTGCTGTTTTCCGAGTTCAGCAACCTTTTCTTTGAGCTGTTCGACTATTTTTTCTTGTTCTCTATACTGATCGTTCAGCTTCGAGAACGCATTCGCCTGTTTGTTGAGTGATGCTTTGGCCTTGTCTCCAAGACCATTAATAGACGAGATACATTGCCGCACATTCGCTTCCAGCTCCTTACTGCCAGCTTTTGCGCCGTTGGTGTCAATCTCCGTATCAATGATGATATAGCCGTCAGCCTGTCCCGCCATGCGTTTTTCCTTCCTACCGTGTAACTTTTAACGGTTTGTGCCGGTGCTTCGTATGCTCCGGCAGTTATTTTGATATTCCGAAAAGCTCTCTAAGAGCTGCTTTTTCTTCTTCGCTTCTCTGACCGCTTGCCGATTTCAGATCGATGATAGCCTTGTTATCTCTGTAATATTCCTGTTCCCACTTGTCCAGTTTCTTTCCTTTGGCTTTTTTATCTCGGATACTTACCACGGTCGCAAACGTGCCTTCCCCGATCTCCATGTAGAATGCAAAAAAAGTCCACCAGTGCAGATACTTCTGACCGCGCACATCTTTTCCGGCAACCTTATTGATAGACGGTATAATAATGGTTGCATCCTGTATCCAGTCCATCAATTTCGGTCTTTTCCGCTTTGTATCCTCAGAAAATCCGCAGTCAATAAATTCACATGCTTTTTCCGCAGCTTCTTCCCATTCGGCGGGTTTCATATCGTCAAAATCAATATAGAGGATGGCTAACATGCTTATGACCTGTTCCGCCTTTTTTTCGTCCTCGGTCATATCTGGATCGAAAATTTCGGGATCGTTCATGCATTGCAAAATATCCAATACCACTCGGTAATCTGAGCGTATTGGATATTCTTTGCCTGCAACGTTGAGCGATGTCGGAAGGCTCCACGCGTCCATTATTTACGATATTTAGCAACGTATTTATTCATACGTGTTCGAACTTTTTTCGCTCGGTGTTCGGTCTCTGTCTCGATCACGCGGCCGATAGCGTCAACAACTTCTTCGAAAAACAGCTTTCCAGAAGCAAGTGGAGAGAACGGGCCTAAGATGCTGAAAAATGATTCTTTCGAATCCGATCCGATCAGATAGGAAAGCTCATCAGCAACCATGTTTTCAACCTTTTTGATGTCCGCCGGTTCGTTTTCAGGCGCTGAAAAGCTGTTCAGATGCTCTACAACCTCATCATATCGTGAGATAAGATTGGTGTCGGACGGTCGAAAATCAAATTTCCCGTATACATGGCCCTGCTTATTTTTGATATAATAAGTTTTTAAGCCATCGTCAATAATGATATCGTTACTCTGCGGTTTTACGAGTTTGTTGCTCATTGGAAAGCTCCTTTCTATTCGTGTGTGATCTTACGCCAGGGATGTGCTTTTATCGGAAGCTGGCGCTGCGCCCTCATTAAATTCCGGAGTTCCGGTTTTAAGAGAAGCTGCGCTTACGTATCCTTTTGTGAATTTGCCATCCTCAGAAACAGCGAACGGGATATTGAGACCTGCAGTATCGCCGCCGTAAGACTGCGGTTTTACGATGACCTCACGCACGTACGCAAGATGATTGGTCGCCGCTGTGTCCTCCACGATGACCTCCAGCATAAGGGTTTTACAGGCATCGCCTTTTTTACGTTCAAGGGCGATATCTCGCAGTACCGGATACAGTTTGTTATCCGGGTCAGCATAGAACGGATCAGCGTCCATAGACGGCTCATATCCGTTGTCTCTCGTTTTGGTCTGGCCGAGAATATTTTTGGTTGTTTCGGTGTCCGGGTTAAGCTCTACGGACATATCCTCGATGTCATCACCTACCAGCACCCAGCTTGCGGATGCCACGACTCTCTTGAATGTCGAATCAAGGTAAGTGGCCATTGCTTCACGCTCAAGTTTTGACATGTTTTTTCCTTTCTACCGCGTAACTTTTCGCGGTCAGCGGCTGCCGAATCGGTGCCGGTATGATTATTTTTTGAATTTCTTTCGATATTTTAAGGACATACTGATAACCCAGTCTTCCACTTTGTTCTCCGCCACCGTATCAAGATAAGATGGCGTAAGACGGGTTATAGATTCAATAACTCTTCCTTCCGTAAGTGTAGGGTAAGAATTCAGATGATGTTCTTCCCCATCCACCTGCACGGGCTGTTTTTCCAGCCACTTTCCGAGAGTGTCCAAAAATTCCTTGATTTCCGTCTTGACTCCAGGCGTTGTAGGTGCGGAACGGTACACCACAAAAAACGGGTAATTGCAGAGCTGATCTACCATCCCGGTGACCGATTTTTTTTCCGATGCGACAACTGCCCCGCTCACCGGATAGAATGCGATTCCGTCATCCTCTTTTAGGAATGAAAACTTAATCTTTTCGGTCGGCTGCAGACCGGGAAAAGTGTTCAGAACAGTTTCAAGTGCTTTTGTTACGATGTCATAACCGTCAACATCGTACGTAACGAGCTTTTTAACCTCCTCCGGCACGTTTCTTCACTCCCTTCACCCATTCTTTGCCGTGTGCCGCTTTTGCGGCATCAAACCAGTGATCCGTAGCAGACGGATGCGCGGTTCTATCGAATTTCAGTGGTGTATCAGTAACAACTTTTTTTGCGCCAGGTCTCGCCCACGCTGAACGCGTCTCCGGATCAACCATAAGTTTTCCCTCGTACAGGAACCGTCCATACGGTGGAGCGCCTGCGCACACCTTTCCAGTGCCCTGCATGGATGCACTGCGCACTCTGGTTGCATCCACCATGATTCCGTCACGAAAAGGCATGTACGGGATCATATCATTCATAACCTGTCCATCAAGCCAGAACTGCGCTTCCTGGAACTGCTTGTCAAACCTCGTAAGGTCTACCTGTACCTTAACATGTCCATTCACGACCGAAAAACTGGGGAAATGTTTCGTATTGCTCATTATTTTCCCCCTATTTCAAAATGAGGAATAAGCCTGTACGGACCGCCTACATTGCTGATGGAAAACACATTATCGTATTTTTTATTCATGTAGTCATAGAATCCGCGGTCTACTCTGCTTGTGTATTCCGCGTCTTTCACCACGCCGTACATCTGTCGTTCAACGATTGTTGTAATCGGCATTTTTTTGTGATCCTGCACGTACGCTCCGTTATGGTCGATAAGATATGCTTGTTCTTTCTTCACGCAATAATCGCCCAAAACAAAGAAATCCTCGCTGGCGAAAGTGATCGTTCCCGGAAGCTCTTCATTTGTCTGAGCTTTCCAGGCTTTCGGCGATAACCATTTCTTTCCCTGCACCACAATCGTGCCGTTATCTGGCGTGTACGCCACATGCAGGCTGGCCGTATCGGCGCTGTCAATACCGGTCCTGACAATATTTGCGACCTTATCTGTGATAAGATCCACATGCTGCAGCACGGTCGGATACCAGAATACATTCCCGGTTTGATCTTCGTACCGATTGAAAAGAGTTATGGTTTCATCATACATGGTTTCACCTACTTCTTATTCTTTACAAGCGCCGTCTCATATTGACCGCTAAAACGTGATTTTCCATTCGAGTACCACGTATAGCCTTTGGAATTCGTAAGAGCATTTTCTACGGGTTTCCAGCCTTTAGGGGGGTATTGAAGCGTTTTACCGTCTTACCGTTTACAGTTTTCATCATTCCACTGTTGCTACATCTTCCGCCCATATCACAACCTCACTCCTGCATACAGGACCGGAACGCCGTCATCCGTCATAACGCCCTGTAGATTTTCAAGAATAATCTGTGTCACGAGCACGTTTTCTACCTTTTTGTCCATCGCCGCTTGTCCGTAGACGCTGGAATTTGTACCGCTTGTTCCGGTCACGTAGGAGATGCTTTCACTGCCGGAAGAAATCGAAGAAACGGCCTTATTGATGACCGTTCCATCTTCTCTCTTTACGGTTCCTACTGTTTCCATCGCGGCATTTTTTACGGTGTCGATCTGAAAAAACGCATCCGCCAGTGTACAGACCGCTTTCTTGATCTTTTTCTGTGCCCGTTCGTTTTCCGGCAGCCCGTCTGCAAGCCGGTCGAATGTCAAAACATCAATTCGATCACTTGCCCGCTCGGCGTACCGCGGAAAGTCGGATTCTGGCACGGTATCGCCGAAATATGAAGTTGTGTAAAATTCATAATCTGCATAAGCCATGCCAGATACCTCCGTCAACCGTTGGACTTAATCAGTCCCATACGGATGTTTTTGTGATTGAATGCAAGTGACCAGTTCGCTTTTGCTCCGAGTTCCGCATTGGTCGGGGATTCTTTTGTGATTCTGTTTGCATTGATTGAGAATCCGTTCGGATGCAGCACGTAGCCCTGTTTTGTGTACAACTTACGAATACCGGCTTTGGTTTCCGGATCGTAGTCTGCATAGTACGGGTCCTCGTAGTTGGTTTTATCGCAGGTGAGCACCGTTCCAGATCCGATCATATAGCTCTTATAGATCGGAACGTCTGTAGATGTGTCTACCGTGAAACGATCAGATACAACTGGAATGAATCCGCCGATCGTCGGAAGCTCAACATCTCGCTCGATAGCATTGGTGATCGTGTACTTGTTGTAATCAACCAGCCCCATAGCCTTGTAACGAGCGTAGATGTAAGAGTTAAGGACCAGCAGACCCATGTTCTCGTCTGCGTCTCCAACTGCTTTCTGCTGCGCGAAAATCAGTGTTGTATCATTGATTTTGTTTGCATCGGTTACGGTTGTAACCCCAGAAGATGCCGTCGCCGAAAGATCCGTAACATGATCTTTCATACCGTCCAGTGAAAGAACTGCATCAACAATAGCCATGAGATCACGGGTTCTTACCTGCCGATAGAATCCAGCAACTGAATTCGCAACGTGCGTCATCGGGTCAGCGCCGGTCAGCTCTTTTGTGAAATCCTGGGATTTCCATGCTTTCATACGCTGGGTCAGCATACAAGTCTGTTTCTTTCCACTGATCTCTGTCGGGGTGTTGTCGGTTTCACCATCATTGTTGAGCGCGTGAGATTCATCCTCATCAATCGGAACATAGAACGGAAGTGTTGCAACGTTTCCTTTTGTTCCGATCAGATCCATGATCGTCTGATCCTGTACAAGGATTCCAGACGCTAAGATTCGGTCATTCCAGGTCGGCTGCTCGCTCATGTAGTCGGAGAACACCTCCGGATCAAATGAAAAGCCGCCAAAAGTACCAGTTCTTGGCATTGTGTTTCCTTTCTACCGCGTAACTTTTTGCGGTCAAGCGTTATCGCGTGATAACGGTGTTATTTCGAGAGTGCTTCGTACAGCTCGGGATCTTCTTCTCTTAATTTGAGTCTTTCATCAAGATTCATTTTGCGGAAAGTTTCTTTCGTAATCTCGCCGCCATTGCCGCCGGTTGTAGGCTGTGTGAATTTGGCTGCATTGTTCTTTGCCTTTTCGGCTCCGGCATCTGCGAAAATCCCTGCTTTCTGTTTTCCGTCCTTGTCGGTAATCATCTCTGTAAAGATATCCGAAATGGACTTTCCTTTTGCAGAATCAGCATCCAGTGCTTTTGCAAGCGCTGCTCGGTAGTAGTCGGCAGTAATATCGTTCAAAAACTCGTATTTCTTCGCTCCCTTTTCGTCTGTAGCCGTCAAGAAATCATTTACCTGTTTTTCGACTTCTGCCTTTCTGGCATCTGCTGCCCGTCCAGCTTTCTCTTCGTTGAGCTGTGTGGTGAGGGTTGTAACTTTCGTCTGTAATTCTTCGACGTTCACGTCTTTGAATCCCTCCAGCTCTTTCTGCACATCATCCAGCGAGTTCTTGTACTCATCACGCTTTGTAACTACCTTGTCATAATCTGATTTGGTCCGATAGTTTTCTTCCATCTTCTTTTTCAGATCCGCTTTTTTGTCTTCCGGAATCTCGATTTCGAGTTCTGAAAGAATTGCTTCGTAATTCTGCATTTTCTATCCTCCTAAACGTTGTTTTTAACTGCCCGTCGGCAGTAATGGATTTAGGCAGATCAACCTCTGCCGGGGTAATGGGAAAATAGGATTCGAACCTATCAAGCAGTCCAAAGATCCAGCATCTTATGGCAGAATCAAGGGGGATGATGCCAGTTTTCCATTACTGTTTCCCAATTGTGTAATTCATAAAATAATAAGAAACACGCCGCGTTTTCAGAAAGGCTTGAGGAACGGAAAACGCGGCATATTTCAGACACGTTCCGAGCCTTGTGCAGGCTCTTAACAGGATCCCCTAGAACGTCGAAAGGAGGTGAATTGAACATCAAAATGACTTACAAGCCCATCCCAATTTCTTTTCACGCTCCTATCGTACTACATTCAATGTTTTTCGTTGTACCCATCTTGTCATCACGAATCAGCAAGTTTTCGAATTTGCTGCATGATAGCCTGTCTTTCGTCGCGGAAATCCGCATCAAGAATCATCGCCTGCAGCATATCGAACACCTCAACCATCAGGCGGCCGACGGAATCCATAAGCTTATCTTTGTGCACCGCATCTCCGTGTTCCTGGTACGCCATTTTTGCCGCAATGTATTCTTCATACAATGCATCAATATTCTTATCATATTTTCCGTTGCTGTACTTCTTAATCAGTGTCTCTGATGCATCCATCATGACCGATGGAATGCTCCCACACTCCATTTTCCGCATATTGCACAGTGTGGTTGTGATTTTGAACATTGCGTCAAGGTTATCTGTCGTGAGTTTCTGCATCGCAGATTCTTTTTCTCTTTCCAACTGCTTTTCCAGCACTTCTTTCACGTTTCCCATCATTCAACCTCGATTCCTTTCATGCGTTTTTTGTATTTTTCGTTCAATTCTTTCTGCGACTCAGTGATATGGACCATATCATAGCCGGTCGAGATCAGATCAAGAATAATTTTGTCAACCTCTTTCAGTTCATCGCCCACATCATCTATCAGCGAAGTTACAAGCATGAAATCTTCCACATTTCCTTTTTCAAGTAGCGTTGAGGCATAGCTCTGATATACCGCTTTTGTCTCCTCTTCCCATTCACGATAGGCGGAAAATCCATCCTCTACGGCTTTCTGCTTAGTGCCTTTTCCGACGGAAATGCTTTTTGCGGCATACCATCCGTCCGGAATCATTTTAACCTCGCCAGAAAACGCATCTGGAATAATTTTCCCGTGCCGTTCGATGTAATACCGGCACACCTTACGGCGCTCAAGGCTTTCTGCGATGTGCTGGTACTCATGTATCCGTTTGTAACCTTTCAGCCCGAGAAAATCGAAATAATCTGCCATCTGGCCGTGCATCATGATAGCTGCCACGAAGCGGCTGTTGATTTCCGAAAAAATAGCATCCGCATCTGTTACGTCTGTTTTGCTTCGGAAAGTAATCATGATTCGTCACCCCCTACGCAACTTTTTTGATGATGAGGTTCGCGTCTTTTACCAGGACTTCGGTTATAGAAATATTTCCGACTGATACAGTAAGGCTTGTTCCTGCCGGTACAGGGATCAGCGTGTCCGCGCTCACATTCTGATAAGTGTTCGCCGTAACTACGGTATAGTCCATCTCTGTTCCTCCAACCGCTTCTCCGTTCAGTTTCAGCGTAAGCACGGTCGCGCCTGCTGCAGCCGCTGTTACGTTTCCATTGAACTGTAATTCCACTGCGATAGGAAGGTTCGTGCGGTTCGTGATTGTGAAAATTCCGCTTCCCTCGATGTGGTTCAGCCATCCGCTGGAGCATCCACAACGACGGGATTTTACGCGGGTATTTGTGAATACCATATTCTGTCCTGCTGCTACTGTCTGTTCTGCTTTGGCAATTACATTTAACATAATTTCTCTCCTTTTCTTAACAAAACAGGGGTAAGCTCCACGCCTACCCCTGCAATTTTGCACAACTACTATTTCGTAGATTTGGAATCTTCCAACATGCTGATTATTTTATTTTGGTTTTCGATGATCCGGTCAAGGTACTTTCTGTCCTGTTCCTGCAGATGTTTTGCGATATCCGCATTGCTTGCCTGTGACAGGTCGCTCTGATAATTCATCGCCTGCAGGAATACACCGAACAGATTCAGAAGATCGAGTGCGGACAGCTCGCTTGTGTTCATCACAGCACGTTACCGCCATTTCCGCAGCATCCGCCGTATCCTGTCATGTTATACGCAAAATACGGGGAGCATGTAAGATAAGCCGGTGTAGGTGTTGGGCGTATCGCATCAATGATTGTACGGGTCTGAGAAACCTGCGAGATCTGATTGTACGCGTTCTGCAGATCGCGGTCACGGTCTGCCAGCTTATCTCTGAGTGTCTGGATGGTGTTTTCCTGCATCATCTGTCTGGTTGCGTTTCCGTCTGCCAGAATGCTCTCCTTGATGTCACAGCAACACTGTGCCATCTGCGCCTGCATATTCTGTGCCATGAGTGCCGCATCATACCGGCTCTGCAGGATTTCTTTCTGCGTTTCACAGCAACAATTCTGCTGTGCCGCCTGTACCTGCTGTAAGCCGAGCTGATTGGTGTAACGATTTTCCAATACGTCCCTCTGTGTCTGGCAAGCAGTGTTGGAAACGTTCTGATTGGTGTTGAAAATATCGCGTTTCACAAATTCATCCGAAATGAAATTGTCCTGCACACCAGTTTCAACGCCGCCGCGGTTCCATCCGCCCATCATCGGGAACAGAAACGCCAGTAAAATAATCCAGATCCACCAGCAGCCACCGCCCCAGTCATCGTCATTGTTTCTCGTTACGGCTGCTACATCAGCCGCGCTAAGTCCCATTGTTCCATCTGTCATGGTTCTTTCTCCTTATTCTTCTATTTATTAAGGCTGTGCACCGCCCTAATATCTTATTTCAACAGCCCGGAGAACTGCCCCGGGTCCATCCCGTTCTGTCTGCACATTTCCTCGAATACCTGCTTCGGGTTCTTTCCCTTGCACATATCCATAGCTTTTTTAACATTCGGGTTTGTCTGCGCCATCTGTTCTACTGCGGCCTGCGGGTTGCCCGCCTGTTTGAGCTTATTGACCATCTGCATAGCCTGCATCATCGCGCCCATCGGGTTGTTACCGCCGCCCATATTGCCTATCATGCTCATTAATGGATTCATACGGGTTCCTCCTTATTCTCCGGCTTTTCGCCTAACCGCGTCAGCAGAGCGTCAAATTCCTGCCGCGTAACGTATTCTTGTCTTTCTTCTTTCGGCTGGCTCTGTGCCGGGTTTAGGGCTTCTGGCGAGATCTCGGCGAACTGAAACACCTTGAAATTCGCGCTTCCCATGCCGTCCACAGACTTAACGTAGAACACAGGGCTGTTGTTATCCATCATCCAGGCAGTGTGTCCAGGCTGGACAATCTGATTTCTTGCGCCCTCGATGCCTGCAACCTGTATCCAATTTACGTTGCTGGTCGGCGCCTGCTGCTGTTGCTGACTTTGTGGTGCATACATGCTCATCTGCTGGTTTCTCGCCTGTTCCAACTGATTAATTCTCTGCTGAAGCATTGCCTGTTCGTTCGCAAATGCCTGCGGGTCAATATACGGATACATATTCATCCCTCCGTTCTCTTTCTACTCATATTTTAGGCGCAAAAAAAGGACTCTGACAGTTCGTCAAAGTCCCATGAAATGCTCAAAAAAGTATCAATCAGCATACTTTAATGATTTTGGTGTTTACGTTTCTGCTGATCCGTTTTGCAGTAGAAACAGAAATGTTCATTAGTTCCGCACACTTTTCGAGCGGAATATTCCTACTCCGATAATCAAAAAGTGTACGTTCGTCACGCGTAAAATTACAATACGTGCGAAAATATTCCAGCTCCGGTACTGTGAATTCATACACTTTCAAGATAAGCCCTCTTAATTTTTCTTGTCGGTCATCGCATTTACAAGTTCTTCCCTCGTTTTTTTTAAGCCCTCGATGTTGTTCCCTGTAATCTTATTTTCGATCAGATTGAACATGCTCCTCATTATCAGATTCATATCATCTCGTTGGGTGCGGATAGAGGTATAATCTTTCTCAAGTTTCGACTTGATATCCTTGATATCCTCCTCTATTGTCTGCATCCTCTTTTCCAGATCCCTCTCGGGCTTTTTGAATTTCTTCCATGCTCCGGTCAGAACCACAATCGCGCCACCTACTGTAGTTATCCAGCCGCAGAGAATCATGATTTGATTAATCGTCTCAATCATCTGCTTTTTCCTTTTTGCGTTTTTGATATCGCCGTGCATCCGCTGCGGCTCTTGCTGCCTGTTTTCGGTCCCAATGGGCTATTTTCAAACGCTCATCATAAGGGCGCAGGTTGTTGTCTTCGCAAAACTTGCGATATGCTTTATTTTGCTTAGTAAGCAAATTAGCTTTTTGCTCTGTTTTACTTTGCAATTTGCTTTTCGTCTCGTCATCGCTTGCGTTGTCTGTAGCATATTGCAAAGTTTGAATTTGCCTTTTGCTGTTTCGTATTCTGCGCTCCAACAATCGTTGCCGCTTCTGTGCTTCTTCAACCTTACGATTATCTGCGTATGAGATGTTCTTAGCGTCAAATGGGTTGTTCTTTCCGTCTCCCGATCCGAAGCTATGACGGCAATTCCAGCCACCCAGCCCCTCGCCGGTGCCGTATCCGGTCACCTCGTAGAAATTCGGGTATTTCTTGTTTTTTCCGGTTCGGGAATAGAATCGCCCTTGCCACCAAAGATGATTCCCCGGGTTCTGCCCGCCGTCTCCCGTTCGTGCGCCTACATGAGCAGATACAAGAATGATATCCCAATCCATTTCTTCCATTCGCGCTTCTGATACATCACACGCTGCCTGCGCTATACCAGTGCGTACAATGGTCATGGTCGCAGATTCAAGGCTTTGTCGGTATCCGGTCGGGTACTTGACTGTTAGCCCCTCCTCGGACACTTTCTCGATCAGATCAGCCACCACAGCGCCGTAAGACTCTCCGCCGCTCAGAACCCTGTGATAGGCGCTGTCAAGCTCGTTGATAAAGAGTCTCTGCGCTTCTTCCGCGGTCGTCCGGGTGAAGTTCCGCCATGTGCCCGCGGTCGCCTTATAGTCTCTTTCCAGTACGCGCATCAGCGTTGGGGAAAGAAGAAGCGGCGTAGGTACCAGCCCAGCCGCCTTATATACCGCGTCGTCCCACTTGAGCGTCTGTATTCCTGCGTCAACGCAGGCTGATTTGATCTCTGATAGCTGCTGATTGGTCGCCTTTGCTATCTCTTTCTGTATATCTTCCAGTAGATAGCCAGCTTCCTGCAGCGCTTCGATTCTCCACTTGTCCGCCGCCGTCAACATGTAATTCTCGCCGCGTTCCATGCGGGTTAGAATCGCCTTGACGATCTTCCGCATGATCCTGTTGTGTAAATCCTCTGTGATGGCTTCTGCGCCCTCTGCCGCGTGCTGCAGATACTCAGGGGTAAGCATGTCTTATTCCTCTTTCTGTGCCTGTTTGATGATCTGGTTTGCTCCGGTGCTCGCAAGGCCGCTGACAATGCCGACGGCTACCGCGTTAAGCACGTCATGCGCCGGAAAGTCCGGGATTGTGTACATACCAACAACGCCAAGCACCGCTCCCGCCAATCCTACTGCGCACGGAATCCACTTGTTACTAATATCCGTTGCTTTCATCACCATGCCTACCAGATAGCAGACTACTGTGATGCATACTACTGTTGCTACTCCACTCATATCCATGTTATCATTCCTCCTTATATTTGCTGTCAAAAAGCTCATCCTCTTTCGGAGTGGCTTCTTCGACCATTGCCTTTGCGTCTTCCTCCGAGAATCCCTCGAACTTGACGAAATACATCCACGCCGGTACCTTTCCGGCAGTAACGTAGCTCCACCAGCGTGCACGATCCTCCTCGCGGTTGTACGTAATATCACCGAAATCATACGTTACTTCGTATTCCCCTGCCGGACTCTCGCCGTACAGATCCGCATAGACGCTCAGCGCGTAATAGACGGCATCCATGCACTTCTCGAGCTGATCCCGAACATCTTTGATGTACTGGATCGTCCGCCGGTCATCGGACTCAACTTGTGTTGCCGTTACCATGCCGGTTTTCTGGTCGAATACAAAATAGCCGTTTGAGAAGCCTGCCTTATAGCCGATCTGAGATAATAACGCATTGATACCATTAACTCTTACCTCTGTGTTGAGTGTCGGGTTAATCTCTTGATAGAATGTATCCGTTCCGTCGCCGTATACGTTGCGAACATACTTCGGCAGGTGCGTTGTTGCGGCTGCTCCCGGGGTCATCTTATTGACCGGAGTGCCAGCCGGAGACAATAACCGATCATCTGCCAGAACGATTCGTTCACTGTCGTGGATTTCTCCGGTCATGCGGGAATACGCAATATCAAGATCTTTCAGTTCTTCCAGAGCTTCGGCATATACCGGCAGGCCGAGTGGCGTAGACTTATCTACGTTATTCGCTTGCGGTGTCACGAATACGCCAAACATCGGGCCATCCAGGCTTTCTCCGTTCGCTTTCAGAATCGGCGGGGAGTTTGCCATAAGCTCAGACCATTTCGTATCTTTCAGAGCCACCGGATCGCCGATTGAATCCGGTGTTTTCGACCGATAGGCCCGATTGGAAATATAATAAGGACGTACTGTTTCCTCGCCCTGCTTCTCTTCTGCAAATCGGTGATATTCCAGCCGCGTGTAGTACCATTTTCCTTGCGTGTACGTGTCCTTGAATATCATTCCGGTGATATTCTGGTTATCATAATTGGTTATAAGCACTTCATCAGGTGTGAATACATCCAACGTCTTCCCGTTCGGCTTGATGACTACCGTTCCATACGCACAGCCATATTCCACCCATTTTCGGATACTGAAAAAAACTGCATCCGTCTGTTGCTGCAGCCATTCCGCCCGTTCTGATCCCTCGATTGTGATTTTAATTGCTAGTGTCGCAAGCCGCGCTGTTTCGGAGCTTAACGATTTTGCAAAATTAATTGTTCGGATGCCGTTTTTTACATCTTTCCACGGCGGTTCTCCGGAATAAACAGCAGCGCATTTTTTAATTACCGTATCCATTACCGGGGATTCGATCGTATCAACGTTAAACGCCTGCTCCGCTTCGCTTCGAAAAAACATGCTTAGCCACCTCTTAATAGTTGTTATCAGTCCCATTCCTAGCCCTCTGTCACTTTTCTGCCGCACATCGGGCAGTAATTGACGTTATGCGGCGTTCCCTCGATGCTCCCCGCCGCTCTTGTCTCGACCATCGTCTTACGGATCAGCTTGCACTGATAGATGTACCGTGCACGCTGATCGAATCTTTCTAAGGTTTTCCAGTTTTTCAGCTCATCGCAAAATTCGCACATTATGCACTATACCCCCTGCGCATTGATATTGGAGACGTAGCATACCTGAGAGAATCTATCCAGTGATCGTCACCGTCTGGATAGTCCGCTATCACTTCTCCATTTGCGTCAATTTCATGTTCGTAATTGATGATTTCTTTATATGCTCGTGGTGTCCGTGCCGGATCAATAACAAGCGTTCTGCACTGGAGCCATTCGAAAGTATATTTTCGGCTGCCCGGAGTAACAAGCGCTCTTCTGGCCGGAAGTCCTGCATCTCGGAAGTCTACTATGCTTTCCTCTTCGTCTACACCACAGTATATAGAATAATCATCATAGCTCTTATCTTTGATCTGCTTCGCCATGGCGGCATTTCTGATCTTACATCCGCCCAGTTCGTCAAGCAGATACACTTTTTCTTGATTAGGCACATAAGCCGCCCGAATAAAAGCTTTCGGATCCGGATACCAACCCCAGTCTTGTCCCTGGTAGATAGACTGGAATTTCTGTATTTCCTCGTCCGTAATGGTTCGGATCTCAAGAAGCTCAAATATATTCGTTCCAAGTCCAACCGGAATGCCAAGATACTCATGCTTATACGCGCGCTCATTGGTCTTTTTAAGGTGTTCTGCATCGTCGATGAACTGCTGTCCAAGCCAGTCCACAGGAACACTTGTATAGTCGCTCTTGTGCCTGTAACTGTCCTCTCTCGGCTCTTCAACGTATACGTTCGCCCAGTTGCTCCGGCTGATCGGCGGATTGAACGTCTTGAATACAACGAACTTATCGCCACCACGCAGTACGGACTGCTGTACGGTTCGGATTTCTTCGATTCCGGCGAACTCGTCAAGTTCCTCAAACCACAAATATTTAAACCATCCGCGGCTTGCCTTGATTGATTTCGTTTTCTTTGCCTTATCCAGCCCGCGAAAGATGATCTTCTGTCCGGTCGGCTTATAAGTGTACTGCATCGGGCTTACACTCGCCGACCAAAGATCATTCGCACCAAGTGCATCAATTCCCCATGCGATCTGCTCAAACACCGATTCTCGCAGGGTATTTCCAACTTTTCGGAATATCACAGCATTTGTATGCTCTCCTTTTTCCGCGTCCATCATCATCCCGAGCGGAATTTCAACACCTACAAATGATGACTTTGTAGATCCGCGTCCTCCGTACAGGTCATAATAAGTGTGGTTGCCGTCAAGAATATCCCAATGGACAGCATAGAAAGCAGGCGCGATGATGTCAGTTAGATTTACTGCGTTTACGCTGCTTTCCATTCTTTCCCTCCGGGCGCGGAATATTGTTTATGATCGTAATGCCATCGCCGTTTGCTTTCGTTTTCTCCGTCAGCTCAATTCGTTTCATAAGCTCACGGCCTGCCGCCATTCTGGTATCAATTGATACTTCAAGCCCAAACTGGTCCTTTACCTCGCCTCGCATAACCGAAGTGTAAAATTCCTGTATTTCCTTGATAGTAGCGACCTTTTCGCTCTCAACTTGCTCCTCCAGATGGCGTAAATATTCTCGGACATTCGGCTTTTTTAAGTTCTCGCTTGCCATTTGCGGTGCTGTCTTCTCAGAATACCCCGCTTTTCTTGCCGCTTCCGCCTTATTCCCGCATTCCATCAGCTCATGGCAGAAATCTTTTTGTTTTTTTGTTACGCTCATCTAATCACCTCTGTCTATTGCCATTCTTGCAGTGCCCTCCACATATCTACCAGACAGTTCAGCAAGTCGAGCTGTGATGCTGTTCTGATGATCTGATAGTCCATTTGTTTCCATACACCAGCTTTTCCGAGAAAATCAACAGGGGTTGACAGTATATACATGGTTATCATCCTCTCTTGCTCCTTTGAATAGAACTGTGTTGTCCCTATCTTCACGATTTGCCCGTTCTTCACCAGCGCACGTTGCAATTTTTTAATGATCGCGTTTAGGTTTGCCATAATGTCCTCCCCGTCCTACCGATCAGTCTTTCTTTACCCAGCTCTTTGTTTTTCCATCCCACCGAAAACCTTTTTCTTTTAACATGCTTCGTATGTTGTAGGTTTGTCCCGAAACGCTGCTTACTTTGTCCCATCTGATACCGTAACTTTCAATTCCCCTGGAATCATCGTAGCTCACAATACCATGTTGGATTTTATACGTCACGTCTTTGGTGTTCGCTTTCGGGTTGCTGTTGTCGAACGTTCCATAGGCTTTTACAATCTCTATTCCGCCTTTTTCGTTCTTTTGTTCTACCGCTTCATACACATCATCTCTATAGTGTGGACCATAGATAGACTTCCGGCGGTAGAATGTCGTGATCGTCTGCTCTTTCGCTTTCGGGTCCAACGCGGATTGGCTTTTCCTGCCTATTCCGCTTGCCCCCCCTCGTCCGCCCATATCGTTTACCTCTTCAATTTCTTTCCTGTTTTCCAGTCTATGCCGCGTTTTGTAAGCGTTCTTCTGGCTGCCTGCACGGATTCGTTATCCGAATGACCTTTCGCGGTTTTCAGTAACTTATCATACTTACCTGGTTGTGCAATTTGCCCAGATGCAACTTTTTGATTGTATTCCTTAATTGCTGATTCTCGCTTTGCGGCGTACTCTTCTCTTGCTTTTGCAGCATCTTTTTCTAATTTTTTCTGCTGTCGCTGCGTCATTCCATGAGGAATACGCATCTTATCTACCATGTAATCACTTATAGGAGAGGAAAGGCCTCTTTTCCCCAGAAACTCCTCTAATGATTGCTTGGTGCTTCTGTTTTGTAAGTTGCTACTACTTCCGCGCCCCCCCATCTAGATTCCCTCCTTCTTGTATCTCTCCTGGAATGCCGCGACCTTTTCCACGTCCCCTTCCAGTTCTTCCGGAACTTTCCCGAAGAAGATCACATGCTCCGGTGATAATCGTTTCACCATTTCTTCATATCCCCGCAGGAATGCCGCCTTTTTCGCCTTGCTGTTCTGCGTTCCCACACTGGATACTGCCACCACGCTTCCCACCGGCTCGCCATCAAAGCACCACTCGAACGAGCTTTCATCGCTCCATGCGATCGTAGGTATTACACGCAGTCCATTCATCTGCATATATGCCGCGCACCAGTGTTTTCTGTAATGGTTGTAAATCTGCATGGCTTTCGGAAAGTCCGTGTACATGCTGAAATCCGGTGAAAGCACATAGTCATAGTCTCTCAGTACATCAATATACCTGTCCGGGTTATTCCACACCCGCTCGAACTGGTAGTCATCCAAGAAGAAATGAACTCCTTTCCCGGCTCTTTTCGCTGTGCTGACCGCGTAGTTAAATCCGATCCACTCACACGGTTCGTACTGCTCCGGCATAATCTCTGGAATCCCGTATTCTCCCACGCCGGAGAAGATCATTTTCTCGAGATTGTCGTAAGTCTTGTTTGTAGGCATAAAAATCACCCCCATACTAATACACTTCTATTCTTAGTGTACTGGTATGGGGGCTTTTCGTTGTACCCTTTTATTATATTTTTTCAATAAATTCTAAAAACTATGTCTGCTCCGGCTACTCCATCATAGTCCATTTTCATTTTTTCCGCCTCTTCATAGCTCGTCGCGGTACCGATCAGCTCCAGTGTTTCTCTATCTACGACACCAATTTCCATCTTTGAGAAATCCCATACATCTCCGCCGGAAATCCACTCTCCGTCTTCGTCATATTCATTTTCTCTTATCATGTATTCCGTCACGGAAAACATGCCTCCGGACTCGCTGATTTCTGTCTTGTATTTTTTCAGCTCCTCCTCTGCTTCTTCCAGCTTTTTAAATTCTGCAATTTTTTCCGGTTCCACATCATCCATCGTGCATCCGGTTGTAATCTCTTTCCTGTGCTTCCAATTAAATTCTGCACTGTTTTTCATTATTTCATATTTTTTCATGTTATTTTTTTCTCCTTCACTATCTTCTTGCACTACTCTTTCCAGTAACATCAAAACATATTCCGGCGGGTTTCTTTTCCCTGACTCCCACCCCTCAAGAGTCCTTTTTGGAATATTGTATTTTTTCGAAAATGCATCCTGTGTCAGTCCAGAGTATTTTCTGATTTCTTTTATTTTCATTTTTCCTTCCCCTTTATTTAGTTAAGCTTTTCGGAATCCAGCAAGTCCATCCTTTATAGGATCCTACAACACCGCCTGTAGCGATTCTAACTTGAATTGCTTTTTCTGTTTCTGTAATAATCTCTTCAACCTCTGCAAAAACATAACCATTTTCTCTTTTTATGGTTTCGTCTTCGTTTCTTTCAAAATCAAAGAATGTATTATATTTTTCTGCCTTATCCTGTTCTTTGTTGAAAAACCATTCTTTTACTGAAATATATTTCGTTTTTGCCTCCTTCCACGCTTTCTTTAAACCGGAGGAAATCGTCATTGACGCTTTCTTCACCAGCTCCCATGCTCTTTTCATTATCTTCGATAAATCGTATGTCTTCATTTCGATTTCCTCCTTGTTTTCTTTTGATGGTTTTATTATACCACTCATTGACGTATACGTCAATAGGCGGAAAACTTATTTTTAAAAAAAGAAAAAGCGGGGTTTATTCCCGCTCTTTTCTTTATTCTTCTGGATATATTTCTATTTTCTCTTCTCCTTCCAGTCTTCACTCTAACTCCTTCCCGTGCAGAAGCAGCAATCGATACAGTTCCTCGATTGTCTTCCTTCTGTATCCCTGGAAATCTTTCCGCTGCATTGGGATGTACTGCACCTGGCTGATCCGGTCATACCCAATTCCGAGCGTCAGATTCGCAAACAGGGCGCTCGATATCTCCGGGCAAGTCTTCTGTGCGGCCTGCAAGATAAGATTCTGGTCGTAGTCGTGCGCGTTTCTGCAATATGATACGATCTTATCCCCAAGTTCTTTCGAAATCCCGTAATCTTTCAAAAATGTGCTCCGAATGCTCATGGTGCAGCTCCTTTCTGCGTTACGCTTCTTTTACCTCATCTCTTAACTGGCAGAATTTGTAGGTGACGCAATACTCTCCCACACTGAATACCGCAATATGTGTAGAGATATCAACCAAAGTTGCATCGCTCCACTGATACGAATTTACGTTGCCATCCGCGATTGACGGGCGGCGGATCTTATACCTGTTCCCTATCACAAGTTCTTCTTTAGTCATTTTGATTTTTTCTCTCCTTCTTCATCCAGGTTCATGATGTCTAAAATTTTTTTCATGCATTTCTGGCATAAGTCAAAAAAGTCCGTGTCATAATAATTTCCGTCCTTTGTGTTACATCGAAATGTTATTTTAGTCGCCTTTAATCCATCGTATTTATTTTCTGCTGCATACGACTCGTATAGCTTGCCGCATCGGTCACATTTGTATGCTCTACTCATCCTTTTCACCTCTTTCTACTTCCTTGAAAACCAGATCAACAGCTCCACCCGCCACTTTTTCAAGTGCTTTTTGTGTCATCTGTATTCCTTTTTCCAAGAATCCTGTTACAAGTTCTGCTGCCTGCTCTTCCAGTCTCTCGTACCGTGCCAGCTTCTCAGCAATTTCGTTCAGCACCGGGCATTCATCCGACGCACAGTATTCCCCGTCGTACGGGAAACTGGTACCGCACAGCTTAATATATGCGGTACCATCAAAAGAATCTTCTGTAAGTCTTTTCACTCTTCCCATCTTCACTCTTCACATCTTCACTCCTCCGGCATATTCATTAAATACGCAGCAACTCCTGCGTTGCATAACGCACTCTGCGTTGCGATCATGTCCAAAACTTCCATTGCTCTTTCTTCTGTTTTGTAAGTTCCAAGCTGTTCAAATTGGTCTGCGCAGATTTTAAAACAACCTCCAACCGTCTCAGCCACATAAAGCACTCTGCAAGTATCAATATTGAAGATTGCTTTCTTGTCCTGTCTTCTAATCAGCATCTTCTTCCTCCTCTTCTGCTGGCATTTGATACACATATTCCTGTGCAAGCGCTTGATACACGGTTACACGGAGTCCGCCGATCCCTCTACCCGCGTAAATGATTTCATCCGCTTTACAACATCCAATCTGCTCAGCGATTTCATCAAGGACCTTTTCTGCTTTTTTTTTGGTTTTATAGACTCCCAATACGCCCGCTCTTGTCTCAATAGCGTACCGGCCATCCGATTCGCAGAACATACGGAATTCATTTCCGTTTGTATCCACCACGAGATCTTTGTTTTGACTTTTAATTATCATTCCTTCTCCTTTTTCCTCACGCAAATCTCAACTGTTCCTGGCTGTCATCGATATTCAGATTCGGCATTCGTTCCCCAGTGCCATCTCGATGCCGACGGAGGCACCGCCCCCGCCAGCAAAGCAATCTATAATCAACTCTTTACTCATTTCAAAAAATCCTCCAGGCTCATCTGACCAGTAATGCTTGCTTCGACTTTTTCAGCATTCCTTCTCTTTTGCTTATAGTCGTTATATCGTATCCGATATGTATAGCTTTTTCCAAAGATATTCCAAGCTGCCTTTACGACATTCGGTTCGTATTTTCCAATCTTTTCCAGATCCTCAACCGCCTTGTACGATATCGGGCAACCGCAACACCCTGTTCTTGTCAGACCATACACCTCATAAGCATCTGAGTATCTGATCCCGTACCGCTCTTTATACCACGCCTTATCCTTATCTGATACATAATACAATGGTCGCAACCGGAACTGGCCGGATGCAGTCTCGCTGAAGCATAATGCTGTGTTATCTTTGCGTGGAACCGATCTCATGCCGCCCTCGTCCCTGCGTTCCCCGGTAATGACCATCTCATATGCTTTCTGTACGTTGTGCGCAACCTGTTTTTTGCAGTAATCACAACACTTAGCGCTTATTTTGAAGTCCGGTGGATATTCTGCGATGAAATCTCGCATATACTTCGAGGAATTGATCACAAGCTGAATATTCGGTCTTGGTTCTCCGGCTGCGTTGCAACAACACAAAAAATTAATTACGCTCTCGCACTTAGGATAACGTTCTCTTAATTCCTGCCGCTTTGCTGCTTTATCTTCCGCCCGATCATATTCATCAGCAATACACAATGGTATTCCTTTCTTCTGCCACTCAGACAAGCCGCCCGACATAATTTTCGAAACAAATGGAATGCCGTATTTTCTGGATGCCTGCACAATATTGATTTTTGGTCTGCATTCCTCTATCTCAACCCCATATTTTTCGGCGGTTCTCTTTACGTGGTCTTTCGTTGCTTTCATTTCCAGTCCGGTGTTAAAAAATACGTATTTAACCGGCGGCAGGTCGAATGTCTTTCGCGTCTGCTCGATAAGATCAATCATAATATCACTGTCTGCTCCGCCAGAGTATGAGCATATTGCATTTGGATGCTCTCTCAATCTTTTTGCGATAATACTTTTAATTGCTTCAAATTTTGCCGATGAATCAAAATCCGCATAATCTGGTCTATCTAAATATACTTTACTTACTCCGTTTTTCATTGTGTCAAGAAGCCCGGTATACCCTTGCCCCGGCCGGAGGCTGGCTCCTTTCTTTGTGTTTGTTATTTTTTATGTTTCTTGTTCCATTCGTTCAGAAATTCAATTTGCTCCTCATCCTCTTTCGGATCTTTTTTCCGATCCGGCGGGTCAAGCATTAGTTTTGCTGACGCGAGAATCACCGCGCAGAACAGAACAATTCCGATGATCTCCATTCTCTTTTCCTGCCTTTCCGAGAATCTGTTTTCTCGTTTTATCCCATTCTTTCAGAAGAGCATCCGGGAAATCGTTTTTATCGTATTTCGTTTCTTTCATTCTTCCGCCCCTCCAAAGCCAAACTCTTTTGCGAGATCCATATCCTCAAATTCCAGCGTCGCGCCGGTCTTTTCGTGCAACTCCTCGTACATCTTAGCCAGACCTACACTGTTCATCTTCCGTACTGCCGCAGTGTAGTTGTCCATGTACCGGTCAAGCGCCTTTTTGTACCCCCATGTCTCATAGATCGCCAGTGCCGAGCACACGACGTTCGCCGCGCTGATGCAGTCCTCTGCTTTCAGCAGCTTTTCCTGTGCTTCTTTCTGGTAGGCTTCGGACAGGTTTCTCTGCATCCTGTCCACCCATTTCCTCAGGATCTCAAGCTTTACGCCTGTGATCCCGCTCACTTCTGCGGCCGTCATCGTCTCAGGGCTTAACTTAGTTGACGGCTTTTTCTTAAGCTTGTTGCTCATAGACACCTCCCCTATTTTTTTAGTGTTTCATCATCTGGTAGAAGCAAAACGCTACTGTAGCGCAGATAATTGCTGTTTTGATTACAGATACCATCCTTAACCTCCTATCAATGACTGCTCCAGCGCCGCGAAATCATACTCCCGCTGCTGAAAATTGTTAAATTTGTTCTCTTTCTGCTGCTTTGTTGGTTCTCTTTTCCCCGGTTCATAATTTTCGTCGAGATAGTCCACGTAACCAGAATTGAAAAAGGTACTGCCGTACTGCGGTTTTCTCCAGTCCTCCTTTTCCAGTTCCGTCTTATACCTCTGAATTGCTCTCTCAAGCTCTTCATGCCCGATTTTAAGCAGTTTTTTCTTTGCTGTATCACTTACCTGCCCCTTGCCTTTTTTGTTCGGATACAGGCTCCACAACCGCTCGAAAAGAATCTTTGCTTCTTTGGTTTCCTCCGCCTTTTTCGACGGCTTCGGTTCTTCTGGTTCTTCGTGTTCCTCTTGCTTCTCCTCTACCGGCGGTGGTGTTTCCTGCTCCACAGCTTCTATTTTCGCCTGTTCCCTGTACCGCGCCTGCCGCTTCCGGTTGCTCGCCCGGATCTGTTCCAACGCGGCTACGTTCTGATGTTCTTCCCATCCAGGGATCAGAAGCGTGTTTTCCTCGTTTCGGCTTATCATTCCCATACTTTCCAGCGCTTTCATGGCTACCAGAATCGTGCTTTCCGGGAATCCAAGCTCATTTGCGAGCATCGCCGGAGTGTACGGGATGTTTTCGGTAAGGAAAATATATCCATTGGAATTGCACCGCCCTGCCAGCGTCAGCAGCATGACCCAGATAAGAACGATGTTGTTTCCCTCCGGCAGGCCGCGCAGATACTTGATCTTTCGATTATCGAACATGTCTATTGACATCTTAACCCACTTAACCTCGCCCATCGTCCGCACCTTCTTTCAGACTCATTCCCGCTTCGTATTCGCGGAATATTGTCATCCAATCGTCGAGTTCCATCGTGACCAGGATCTTATGATTGTTTCTTTTGTGGAATACTGCGGGCAAAATGTCTTTTCCACTTTCTTTCGCGTCGTGTTTCGCCTGATCCATCCAGTCATAGAGCTGCATTCGCTCTTGATGTTTCGCTTCCACGTGGATCCCAGGGAGGCCTACAACATCGGATGCGTCCCCGGTGTTCCCGCAGTATTGCGCGGTCCGGCGGGACTCCGTGTAGCCATACTCCCGTAACTTTCTGGAAAGCTCCAACTCGAAGCGTTTCCCTTTCTGTTTGCTGTTGATCGGCATTTCTGCCCCTTTCCGGCGGCTCCAGCCAGCCGCCTTTTTGTGACGTATAAAATTTTGAACCATACTGAGATACTCTGTTGACAGTTCCATGCTGGACTCTATGACTTCCCATCCGGGTTATCATCTACAACAATTCCGTATACGTGATACATTTTTTCGAAGCTCGGCATTCCGCATTGATGCGCGATCGTGTGGTGCGTCCTGCACAGGCAGATTTTCCGGTATCCAGAATCATCCACCCGCCGCCGGTCATTTCCCATGCCGATTGTATCAACATGGTGGATTTCGCCATCTTTCCCGCACACCGCGCATTTTCTGTGCTTGATGCACGCGTACAGGTACTTACCGACATCATCCGCGCGCTCTATTCCGCTGTCTGAGAGCGGTATTCCCTCTTTCAAGACGAAATCCATCACAAACGTAAGGAAATCCCGTGCCGTCCCCATTGAACAGTCTGAAAGGGAGAAATACGGCTCTCCGGTCTCGATCATGTAGTTGCATTTCATAATCTCTTTCATCTCCTCCGGGAGATAGCCAAACTCAATAGCTATATCCCGGATGGTCGCGTATGCTTTCTTCCGCTGCAGATTGGAGATGTGCCGCCCATCGTCGAAACGCATTTCTGTGTTCGTGATGGTTTTATTTTCAATTTCTTCTTTCAGCCTGCTTTTCGGCAGCCGCACTACAAGCCACGTATCACCGTCTTTTTCCACGGATTTTACGATTTCAGCCAGAGCGTGCATTATGCATCACCCGTTGGCATCTCTACTGCATTCGGTGTCTTTTGTAATTTTTTCATTGCTTTGTTGTACTGCAGAATATTCAATTTTTCTAATGCATCGACTCCAAATAATGCAAAAATCTGTTCTTTTCTCACACCGGTACGGCTTAATTCAGCGTTGATTCTGCGTACCATTTCCTCGTTAATTAATGATTTCCCTGCATCCGCAGTTGATTGTTCATTTGTTTTTCGTGCTTCTGGAGATTCTGCATCTGGATCGTCTACCATATCCGCCGTTGGAATGCAGAACACCTGGAAACAAGCGTATTTGTAAGCAATTGCCATTGCCTTATTGGTTGCCTTATCTCCTGTGTCCATTGCTTCTCCTACAATGGTCGATTCGACAGAGGAACCATCCTCCGCATAAAATGTGAATTTGATTTTGCAGGTCACATAATGCATCATTGAACCGTTTCTTGTTTGCAGTTCTTTCACATCTCGTTCCAGAATATTCGGGACGATTACAACCTTGTTTTTTGCAAGTGCCGGATGCAGTGCGTTGTAAACGTCATCAATGCTTCTAAATTTGAATTTTTGCTGTTCATTCATTTTGTTTTTTCCAACAGCTCCAACATCCGTGATAACACCCGCTATAGATCTGTAGATCATCGGATATGTCGTGCTTTCCGTCATTAAGCGTCCCTCCTTTCAAACCAAATGCCGATGCTGTTAAATGCCATCTCTACACGTTCCAGTTCTTCTTCTGTAGCAACCACCTTGTAAAAGGCTGTTACCGTTTGCGGCTGAGGAAATGGCAAGTCATCTTCTTCATCTTCAAGGAAAAATGGTACTTCCGGATCTTTTGTTGCAACTGCCGCCGCTTTCAGCGTTTCTTCCGCCTTTTTTCGCTCTTCTTCTCTGGCCTTGGCGATTTCTTCGATTTTTTTTCGCTCTTCCTCCCGTGCTCTCTCAATCTCAGCCTGCCGGCGCTGCTCCTCTTCCTGCTCGCGGCGGATGCGTTCCGCCTCCAATGCCCGCTTTTTATTGTCCTCGTATATATTAATCCGGGTAAGGGCGGCACCAAGGTCACGGCTCTTCTGATAGACCTGCAACGCATCTTCCACAACCTCCGACTGCGTATTGCGGATAATGCCAATCTCAGAAGCAACCTTTTCAGCCATCGCCAGAAGCTCTTTTTCGATCTGTTTCAGGCTGGTGGTGGCGTTGTCCCACTTTTTCACATAGATCTCCTTGAGTGGCAGGTACTCCGCCCATTCACCTGTGCATTCTGTATACAGCTTCTCAACATCCCCATGACGCTTGCGGATGCGCTCTGCCTCCATCTCTTTCAGCTGACTATCGATCAGGCAGATCGGTTCGTCGATGATTTCAAGAAGCTCTTTTACCTTCTCCTCGAAGTCGTTGTAAGGCACCAGGCACTGCGCCTTTACTTCTTTCCGACGTTTCTCTACTTCTTCTCTGGTCTTCCGGAGAGACGCCAGTTCCGCCTTAGCCACGCTCTTAGATTCCTCAGTGAATACCGCTCCCTGATACTCCGCCATCTTTTCGGACAACTTAGCTTTCACATCCTTAAAATTGCACCGGATCACAGCCGGTTCCTGGCTAATTTCGATCTTTAATTCATTCATTTTCTTTTTCTCCTTCTTTTCTGTTTTCTTCTACTTTCTGCAATCCGAGAATCGCCGCGATTGTCTCAACCTGCGGGAATTTTTCAGATTCCAGATACCGGCGTACTGCTTCGATATAGCATCTTGCGCTGTCCTCTACACTTTTTTCTGTGCTTACGTCCATTCCTGCATATTCATAATGTTTCATTCTTCTACCTCCGAAAATTCTCCGTTTTTCAGCGTGTAATAAGTGTCCTCTTTGATTTTTTCGCCGTCTACACGCTCTGTTTTTACGCAGATCGGCACATAGCGTCCTTTTTCTTCATCTTTCACCCATTCTGCAAGCGTGATCCAGCTCCCCTTTTTGCCTTTTGCTTTTGATTTTCTGCCCGCGCACATAATCACAGCGTCTTCTCCGGTGCTGTTGATCTGCGCGTAGTTACCGGACGAGCCGATCTTCGCGGAGTCACCGGACGAGCCGATCTGCGCGGAGTAACCGGACGAGCCGATCT